ATTATGATTTTTTTAGCATGTCCGCCAGTTTATACTTTGCCTGGCACTTGGAGTGATCCAGAAAAAATTGCAAAGTGTAATGACACACTTATACCACACTTTACATTCAATCCTGATTATACTTTTGGTATATCGATTGCAGTGATTACCGTTTTGTTGGCCGCATATGGCATATACAAAGGTTTCTTTGCAAACAAAGGATTAGCTGACCCTTGGGATGATCACGATGACTAACTTTTCAAAACTAAAACATCAAGTAAAATCAAACAAATATTATGTTTTCTGGGGCGCCTGTACTATTGGCGTCTTGTTAGGACAAATATATGTTGGTAATGGATATCGTAGAATGGCAGAAACAAATGATATAATATCTGCTGACATTAATTTACTAGTGGAGGTTCTTACTATGCCTACACCTAAAACGATGCCTGTTCCAAATTATAATTATGAAATGCCTATCTTACAATGAATCTAAGTGAAAGTGATGCTGCTTATGCGGCAGACCAATTCATCGATTACTTCTCAAACTTAGGACGTATTGATGAATATCTTCGTAATGTAAAATTAGATCGTATGTCAAAGATGCCAACATATCTTCCTGGCTGTGGGCCTGAAGAAGATATGTTTGATGCGTTTGATATGCACCCAAATGACATGGACTTTAAAGTCTATGCTGCTGGAGATACTGATGGTTTCACAAATGAATATTTCAATGAGAGACTACAGATAACAACTTCCCACTCAATCGAAAATTCAATTCCTGGCAAGTCATTAAAGTGGATTGTCATGGAAACAAATACTAAAAAGATTGTTGGGTTTATTCGTTTCGGTTCTCCAACCATCAACTGTAAGCCTCGTAATGATTGGTTAGGTAAACCACCTGAGTTGAAGAGATTTAATCGTCATTCAATTATGGGATTTATCATTGTTCCCACTCAACCATTTGGATTTAACTATCTTGGTGGTAAACTTTTGGCACTACTATGTTGTTCTCATGAAGCTAGAGAACAGTTAAATAGTAAATATGGTTCAGATATTTGTTTGTTTGAAACCACATCACTTTATGGTACAACAAAGTCATCATCTCAATATGATGGATTGAAACCTTACATGAGATACAAAGGATTGACTATGAGTGATTTTACTCCTTTGTTACATGATGATGTCTTTAAAGGATTAAATAAATGGTTTATAGCGAGAAACAACAACAAACTTTTAGTCAAAGAGGACGCTTCAAGTCGCAAGTTGAAGACTCAACAGAAGATGATATCCATCATCAAAAAGAACTCATCTTCTCAAAAGGCTGTGGAATTTCAGACTGCGATTGCAAATGCAAAGAACCTCACTGAAAGAAAAAGAGTCTACTTCAGTGATTATGGATTTGCTAATTCTAGAGAAGTTATTCGAGGAGATACTGACAAACTAGAGAAAAACCCTATCAACTTTGATAAATTCTATCAAGAGAATCTCATCAAATGGTGGAAGAACAAAGCCTCTAAGAGATATGAAAGTCTTAAGTCCAATGGTTCTCTTAGAAAAGAATTAGAGGTTTGGACTAAGGATATGCACATCGACATCATAAGGTAATTACCCATGATTAAAACAATACTACAAGAATTTCCCTTAACAGATTTTCCACAGGAAAGAACTGTCACTGAGGAGAAAATTCGTAAGTACACATACACCAAAGAAGAAATCAATGTTCTCATTGAATCTGCTGTTAAAGAGGCAGTTGATGAAGCGAGAAAGATTGATGAAGAATCAATGGCAAAACATAATCGTGATGCCACTGTAATTAGTATGATTCTTGGATTTACAACTCTTGCATTGTTTGTCGATGGACTTCTAAGAATGTTGGGTATCATTCCACCATTCATGCATCTAGATGTAAACATTCTAGACAAAATAGAAACTGATATTATAGATAAGATAAAACAAGTTCCTATTCAAAGAATACTTCAACAAGGTTTCCGATGAGTGATACTTTAATCTTTATCTATCTTTTGTTTTTTGTGATGGTTTTTGCTTCCACTTTTGCATTTATGTTCAGAATGATTGGATCAACTTTGAATGATTTTAATAAACCGATTAAGAGAAACATTCATCCAGAAATGTCTGATGTTCAATCTGGTGAAGAACTTTTAGTTTTTAAATCACAGGATGAAGATGACGATGATGAGGGAGATGTTGTTATTATCCGAAAGTAAATTATGACAGAAAAACTTTATGATGACTCCAATTGGAGAGAAGAATACAAAAGTTACACTAGTAACAAACGTTATATTGAATTACTTGAGAATGGCCCTAAAAGTTTATCTCAAGCGTGGTTGTTAGGTGCGTTACATAATGAATGGAAAAAAATGAAAGGTTATGATAAACTCGACCCAAAAGAAAATGAGGGTCAGTATCAATCATCATTACAAGAATTTTTTCAAAGTCAAAAAGACCAAGGTATCTAACTATGGAACAACCAAACGATCTCTGGGATGATATGTCTATTCTAAATTCTCTATATGGAGAACTTTGTTGGGATAATGATGACCCCTTAGAATTTATACCTGATTATGAAAATGATCAAATCATTGTGAGAAGAAAAAAATGGAACTTAAAGAATGGTTGAACT